GCCATTGATGGGGCCAGTGCACCCACTACCTCGCCTTCTAGTGTCTCTACGGAGGGTGTGCACTCGACTGCGTCGAGCGCGGTTGTGGATGGGCCTGTAGATATCCCCACCTCTTCTAGTCGGAGCAAGGTTGTTGGTTCTGTGGATTCTGGCGTCAAGAGCGACTATGACCACGAGGTTGCGTTGGTGTGTGCTGTGGTTGTGGTGCTTGGTCTGGGGCTGTCTGTGTGGTGGTCGCGTCGCCGCTGATAGCCTCTTTCTTCTTGGCGCCCCTGGGTCACTGTGTGTGGTCTAGGGGCGTCTTGCGTTTGGGGGTGCGTGTTGTTCGGACGTGTGTTCGATGATGTAGGTCACGCAGATTGATGCTTGATTCGGCTTGACCAACCCTGCGCAGGTGTGTGTATAGTGGAGCCATCAGCACGGGCGGACAGCCCCACAAAGAAAGGATTACACAATGACCACCATCGCCCAGTACGCGGCCAGCAACGACATGCAGCCCTACGAGGTTGCCGCCTTCCTTAACCTGGGGCTCGGCTACAGCGACCAGGACGAACTCTCCGCTGAGGATATTGCCATGCTGTCTATTCCCACCGACATTACGGACCGGCTGGACGAGTGGGGAATTGACTACCTGTTTGACACTGATGGCGTTAGCGTCTGTGACGCTTGCATCGAGATGGACAATTATGACTATGTCGTCAAGGCTGGTGATGACATTGTCGCTATCACCAGTGACACTGATAAGGCGGCGGCCCTGCTTGCTTTCCCGCTGGTCCGCCGCGCATGGGCTCTCGGGTACGCGGGCGACTTCGATGTCACCGTGCGTGGTGTCGAGATGGAGATGCGACTCTCCTACGGGAGTAGTGGTGTCACTGTCTCGGCTGGTGTCGGTGAGGTTGATGCGTTCACTGTCGTGGAGCACGGCTTGCTGTCCAACTCGGTTGTCATGGATGATCTAGAGGCTGTCCTCGCCTCGACTGAACTTGCCTACAGTGAGCCGCTTGAGGCGTGGCAGGCTCTCTGTGGGTCGGACACCTTCGATAGGGAGCGCTGGGAGAGCATTGTTGAGTTCTTCAGTGAGCATGTGTGCTTCGAGTATGGCGACCGGCTCACTAAGGTGGAGTCCTACATCACTGACGGCGTCGCCCTTGTTGAGGATGGCGACTCTAGTTCCCCGGTCCGTGTCATCGACGTTGAAACTGTGTCGGACGCGACGTTCTGGTCGGCGAGTGATGTGGCGGCCGCGGTCCTGTTCGCGATCTCCTGAATATTGTTAGCCCGGATGGTCGTAGCGGGGGTTCGACTCCCCTGCCGGGCACGAAACCACCACCCACATACTAGGAAGGGAAACTGCCATGTCTAACGTCGAGATGCTTCTGGTTGACGCGCTGGAGACTGCGGTCGAGGAACTGTCGATCGGCCTAGAGGCCAAGGGGTTCGACTTTGATGTTGAGGACTCTCCGAACACTAATCAGTACATGCTCATCCCCACTGATGACAGTCAGGTCATCTATGTCACTGCCGAATTGTCCTGGGATGATGAGCCCACCGTTTTCGTAGACGTCTATGACGTGGATGAGAACGGGGAGGAACAGTGGGATAACGGGGACATGGAGATTGAGGAGGCCATCTCTTACCTCACCAAGAAGTGACGGTGAGCGCACTATCAGCACCCAAATCTAGAGGAGAGGAACATGAGTACTATTGCCGATCGGATGGCCGCCGCATTTAAGGAAGTCACGGGCCTGTCATTCGTCCCTTCGGATGATCGGAGGATCAGCACTGAGCGTTTCATTGTCACCGCATACCGGGAGCCCGCATCTAGGCGATACACATTCAAGGCCGAGCGGTTCATTATGGACAGTACTGGCCGCGTGATGGTGGCAGAATCGGAGGCCGATTGTACCAGTGTGAGAGCCATGGTGGGCGTGATGGTGGAGGCGGATCGGCGTGCACAGGTACTCCGCGGAGTGTCTGACAGACTCACGGAGGATGGCTGGACGATTGACCCCATGATAGGTGGCTTAGGGTCGGGGATTACGGCTCATCGCAATGGTGTTTCAGTCATGATCCACAGTGACGGCAGGGCTGTATCCAGCGATCTCATAGCGCAGATCTACGCTGAGGCTGTGGTCAGGGTCGTCGAGGATGACTCGCTCTAGGCGGGACGGCGGCTCACTGTAATGGCAGTGGGCGCCCGCCTCACCTAGAGGGAGTGTGTAGTAGAAACGCGGGCCGCCGCTGAATAATGCTTGCACATGTTAGTTGAGAACTACATAGAGATTTATGGCCATAGGTGGCAGGCACCGCACGTACGGCGCTGCCTCGCGTAGTCGATACAGTCTGCCCGCCTATGAGTCACCTAGACCACCCTACTGTTTATTTCTATCAACAGAGGTTTGCTGTGTGATCTATTTTGGTCTAGGTGGCCCATAGGCGCCCACAGGGCGTGGGTCCTGCTAGAAAGGAGAACGGGCCTTGAATTATGTCGCGAGGTCTCAGGAGGACTGGGACGACCTGGTGAGTGAGGGGCGCCTTAAGTATGCGCCGGACATTTACGTCACCGGGAGCGTATCCGTGGAGAGTTACCGGCTAGGTGGCCTTGATGTTACCGTGTCGCACGGTGGCGAGGTTACAGCACCTAGTGGTGTGGCCAACTGGTACTTCTTGATGGGTGGCCGCCTTGCCCTTAAGTGGGATGGGCAGGATAGGGCTTCACTTGCTGTCGAGGTAAGTGGCGAGTCCATCGTCACCCTGATCGACTACCCGGATGATGTTACGCCTGTCGTCTCGCCATCGAGCGTTGGCGCGGTGACGTTTGTGCGCAAGTCATCCGGTGGCGCTGCGCCCGTTGATGTTGGTGCGGCTTCCGTTAAGGGGCCAGCGCACTATGTGTGGCTGGGTGAGGCGCTGGTGTATGACGGCGCCCCTGAGGCTACTGCCGATTTGCAGTCCTGGGATGTGCTGGACGCACTCTTCCCGGACAATCCTCACCTCTGGAACGCCGGTAAGTACCTCACTCGACTCGGGCGTAAGGGAGATTCCAGCAAGCGCCTAGAGGACCTGCGCAAGGCGCTGTCGTACCTGGAACGGGCCATAGAGAAGGAGGAGCGCAGTGCCCAGTGAGCCGCCCCTTGAGTACAGGCTGGTGACGCACGCCGACATGCGCCTCATGTCTGACGGCTCGACCGTCTATGACGACCAGCATCAGGTGTGGGTCAAGCATGGCCCATGGTGGCACCTGGGTGACGGGGAGACCCGCCTCCTGGGCACCGAGTTGAAGCGCCTGGCCGCCTGGACGTACATCCTCGAGCCATTCAATCCACACAGGTGCGCCTACTAAGGCGCGAACAGGAGGAACTCATGACTACACCTACCGACATCACGGACGTCGCCCACCAGATCGCCTCCATGTGGCCCCATGCGCGCATGCATGTGGCACCCACCCCAATGGGGTACACGGTAGTGCTTGGTGGTGCCGCAGCCGAGTTGACGCAGGATTGGTGGACTGTCCGTCGACCAGGGCAGCCCGATCGATTCTGGGGGTACGTCGAGTGCGATGAGGTCGTCATCGCCGACACGCTCGCTGAGGCGAACGCACACAACTTCCATGACCCGGTACGGATGCGCATCAAGGCGTTCGACCAGCGCCTCAAGGTTAGGCGTGTCGGCGACGTTTACAGTGTCACGACCGCAGAGTCCGAGTTGATCACTATCGCCCCGGTTGAAGGGAGGGTCGCGGTGACTGCGGGTGGCGTCACGCGCATGGTTGCGACGATGGGGCACGGGGTCATGGCGGTCGGGGCTCTGGTCTCCTCCAACTAGACCTCGGGTGTTGCTGCCCCCTGGATAGGGGGTTCCCAGGAGAATAGGGGGTTCCCAGGAGAATAGGGGGTTCCCAGGAAAGGAATACACATGGCAGAACAGATAACAGTCCACCAGGCGCTCACCAAGGTTATGGGGGATGTTCAGGCAGTCAGGAAGGACAGCAAGAACCAGGCGCAGAAGTTCAACTTCCGTGGGATCGATGCCGTAATGAACGCTGTCGGCCCGGCCCTGCGTAAGCATGGGGTGACCATCCTCCCGGAGGACGTTGAGGTGCATCGCAGCAATGGGACCACCGCCAACGGTAAGCAGACAGCCGAGGTGGTCATCAAGGTCACCTACCGCATCTACGGGCCATCCGGTGACAGCATCCACGGCAAGGTCGCAGCCGAGGCTATGGACTTCGGTGACAAGGCTGTGGCGAAGGCGATGAGTGTCGCCTACAGGACGTTCCTTCTTCAGGCGCTCACCATCCCCACTGATGAGCCGGACCCTGACGGCGAGTCCTTCGAGAGGGGGGTTCCCAACGGAATAGGGGGTTCCCAAGAGAATAGGGGTATCCCAGCGGAACAGGGGGTTCCCAAGCAGCCAGTGACGGAGCAGTGCGCAACCATCCTCGACGGGTTCTGCTCCACCCACCACCTTGACGGAAACAAGGTGCGCGAGGAGTACTTCGCAGCCGGCGGCAAGGCCAACCCGGACATGCTCAGGGCGTGGCTCCAGCACAACTACGGTGCAGGAAAGGTTCAGTGATGAGCAAGGAAGACGCACTAAGGAGGGCTGCCGTTGCGGCGCACGTCGCCAAGGTGGCCTCCCAGGAGAAGAAGAGAGCGCTAGCGGAACTCGAAGAGGTGATGGCCCCTGGCGACACCTCAAGGCCAATGATTGACGGCCTACAGGTCGGGACCGTCAGTGTCAGTGCCCCCGCCCCGAAGTACCAGGTTGTGGATGAGAGAGCACTGGTGGCCTGGCTGGAGTGGAACAAGCCCGACGCCGTGCACAAGGTTCCAGCACCATGGTTCACTGCCGCGGCTGCACTTGATGGCTTCATCAAGCAGACTGGTGAGATCCCTGACGGCGTCGAGGTTGTTCAGGGTGATCCGCGTATCTCGGTCAGGATCTCTACTGCGCAGGCGGATGCCATCCAGGAGTTGATCGCCTCTGGAGACATTCGGATGATCGAGGTTGGGGGTGACTGATGGTGACCCCACGGGAAAGGAATGCGCGGCTGAGGCTTGCGGAGATAAGGGAGCGTTCAGAGAACTGGTGCAACCGTGGCAGATATGAGGCTAAGGGGAAGTTGCCGTTCCCGGCGGAGGCTGATGTGGCTAACCTTCTCGCCAGAATCGACAGGATGCAGGCAGCCCTGGATGAGGAGCGAGCCATGAACGCGTCTCTACTGGAGACCCTAGTTGGCATGGAAAGCCCCCATGGCTAGGAAGGGGTCTCCCAGGAGAACAGGACCCTCCCAGGAAACAAGGAGGGTCGTGTACGAGAGGGACCAGTACCGGTGTGCCCGCTGCGGTAGGCACGCCGGGAACGGCCCCATGAGTATCCAGCACAGGAGGGCGCGCGGCATGGGCGGCAGTAAGTCGCCCAACACGAACAGCCCCAGTAACCTCATCCTCCTCTGTGGGGATGGGGTGCGGGGCTGTCATGGGCACATTGAACAGAACAGGAGCGAAGCGCGAAAGGCGGGATACAACATTCCGCAGTTCGTGGATAACCCTGAAGCGATCCCCGTCCAGTACTGGGACGGGAGAACATATTTACTCAAGGATGACGGGAGCAGAGAATGCTTGGGGTAAGTGAGGTGACCTACACTTACGCGACAGTCACATGCAATCACCCTGGTTGCAATAATCGCATCAACCTTCAGCCTGGCCCTGAGGACTCATCTCGGGAACTTCGCGACCTCAAGACACTTAGGGGTCTTGGGGCACGCCAGGGGTGGCTGATTGACGACAGTGGCTACGACACGGAATGCCCATACCACAACCGAAAGGAAGAAAAATGAGCAACATGGCTGGTTTGGCTCACCGGGTTATTGAGCCATTCATTGAGGAAACGCTGAGCCCGTTCGAGGCAGTCGGCCACTGGCACAGGCAGCTAGGGCGAATCGCTCTCGCCATGCAAACAGCCAAGGATGAGTCGTACCTGGCGTCGACCGAATATCTTGATGAAGATCTGGAGTTCGAGCTAACCAGGATGGCCGAGGATGCTGCCATACTGCTTCACTGGCTTGATGTTGATGATGCGGCAGGTGCCTTCCTGGACGAGTATGAGCGCGCCAGGGAGAAGCATCCTGGGATGACGCTGGACAGCGACAAGCACACTAATGAGTCGCGCTTCTATGCTCTGGCTGAGGAGGTTGGTGAGGTTGCGGCAGCACTTACCTACGACAACGCCTATTCAACTGGCCACAACTCCGACCTCATCTCTGAGGTCACCCAGGTGGGAGGGCTCGCTCTCGCCTGGCTCTCACGCTACCAGGACGGTGAGTAGGAATCATGATCTTCATGTGTATCGTGACGCTGCTGATCGCTATCGCTTCGCTCTCCTACGCAGTCTACAAGGGCGGAGAGTGCGACTCTCTGCGCTTGGAGTTGGCGGTTGCGCGGCACCACACCAAGAAGTGGGCTGACGCCTACTATGAGGCCATTCGGGACGAGGGTGGCGATGGCGCGGACGCGTAGGAGCGCCAAGGCAGCCGGGGCGCGGTTTGAGAGAGTGGTTGCCGACTACCTCGCTGAGGAGTTGAACGACGACAGGATCGACCGCACCCCAAAGGCTGGAGCCAAGGACAAGGGCGATGTGGCGAACGTACGCATGGGCGACCACAAGATCGTCATCGAGTGCAAGGACGTGGCCCGCATGGACCTACCGAAGTGGACCCGCGAAGCCCAGGTAGAGGCGAGCAACGCTGGAGCCATTGTGGGTATCGTTGTCCATAAGCGACACGGTGTCGCCAAACCTGACCAACAATGGTGTACACTGACACTTGGAGACCTCACAAGACTCCTGAAAGGAAACAGATGAAAACCATCCCAGGCTACCTCACCAAGAACGAGGCAGCCGCACAGCTAGGGGTATCCCGCCAGACCCTCGATCGACACATCAAGAAGCGGGGCCTCTCCACCTATCAGTTCGTCGGATCTGCCGTGATCTACGTCCAGGAATCCGACGTGCAGGCCCTCCTGCACCCCACACGAAAGGAAAACTAACCATGGCATGCGACATCACCGTCGAAGGCAACCTCGGAGCCGACCCTGAGATCAAGTACACGCAGTCAGGGCAGCAGATAACCTCGCTCCGTATCGCCGCCACCGCATCCCGCAAGACACAGGACGGAAAGTGGGAGGATGATGGTGAGCCCCTGTGGGTGACGGCATCCTTCTGGGGTGAGCAGCACGGCTACCTCGCCGACACCTTAAGGAAGGGTGACAAGGTCACCGTGACCGGCCTTCTCGTTCAGCGAGCCTGGGAGGGTAACGACGGCCAGCGCCGCACCAGTCTTGAGGTCAAGTTTCCTCGCTTCCGCGGCGTCATCACCCGCCGTGGCGGCCATCAGCAGGCCTCATTCAACGCCCCTCAGGGCGGCCAGCAGGGCGACCCTTGGGCTAACGCGGGAGCCCCGTTCTGATGGACTGGGATACCATGTCAGGCACAGACAAGCGCGAGTTCCTCATATATGTTGCGGCTGTGATCGCCATGTCCGCCGCTGTGGTAGTCGTTGCTGTCGCCGTGGTTGCAGCCGTCGTGTACGCACCTTGGTACATTAAACCAATTGCCGTGGCGTTATCTGTGGCACTCGTGCTCACGATTGCAAGCGCCTTCTATGGCGACTAATGCCTACCCTGAAGCGCAAGACGACGCACCCCCACTCTAGGGGGCAGGTCATCTGTGACGCCTGCTTCACAACGATCAGGCAAGGGCTCATGTACCGGAGGGACACCTGGAAGGATGGCACCTACCACTGGTCCCTCCGGTACTGCCCAGACTGTTGGCTCATTCTCGAAGAGGTAGAGTCCAGCATACACTCCGAATACGGTGGCCCAGATGCCGAGCACTACGAGCAATGGGCCGCCAGTAATACAGAAGTCAGCAGGGCTCAGGCGTGGATGATTCGCGCCTGGCCCAACTAGAAAGGACTTTCATGGTCAACATTACTCTCCGTGGAGACAAGTGGGTTGCGAAGATCGTCTGTACCCAGTGCCGCGAGCGGCGCATCATCCAGTCCCACCACCGCACCAAGCTCTGGGTTGCGGTCGAGTCCGTCGCCAAAACCTCAGCCAGAACACTCGGCTGGAAAGTCACCAACGAAACCGCCATCTGTGGAAAATGCAGGAGAAGCAAATGAGTGACGAGAATGACATCCACCTTAAGATAGTTGACGCCCGCTGCACGTGGCGCCCCTGCGCCCGCTACCTCGCGTGGCGCTGGAAGAAGAAAGGTTACAGAACCGCATACCAGCCCGTCACGCTTTGCAAAGCCCTAGTTGGCGCGGTAGACTTCGATCATTCCGGTGAGTGACTCCGCTGGATGTGGGATAGGTGAACGGCCCGGGGGATTGACCAAGATGTCTCCCCCGGGCCGTTGTCGCACTCTGAACAGAAAGAAACCATGATGACCCCCCTTGATGAAGCAATCATCGAGAACGACCTTCTCCCTGAGGACCAGCGCGCAAGCAACGTAGAGCTCGCCGAACGGTTCAACACCTCCGAGGCGTCCGTCCGACGCCACCGCGCCAAACTGAAGCGCCGCGGCGCCCCCAACATGGGCAACGATGCCTTCTTCAGTGACGTGCCGGTGGATGCGATCCTTCAACGCGGGAAGACCATACGCCTCCCCGACGGGTCATACGAGAAGATCACATGGAAGCCCGGTGCCGTCGAGATGGCCGAGGCTAAGCGCCTGTCATACGAGGATCTGGACTCTGTTTTCCAGGAGCCGCTCCTACCCCGACCTAACCCCTACAGCAATGTCTTGAACACGACTCCGGTCGTCTGCCTAGCCGACTTTCAGGTGGGCAAGGTGCAGAGCGGCGGCAGCACTGAGGACACCATCCGTCTCGTCCGGCGCGCCCTTCGAGATATTGCCGCCGACCTCACCGGCCCCGCCCTATACAAGCGCATCATCCTCGCTGACGTCGGCGACAGCACGGAGGGGTTCTGGAACGTGGCTAGTCAGGCCCAGACTAACGACCTATCCCTCACTGATCAGATTCGGACAGTGCAGCGCCTATACGCCGAAGCCGTCCAGACGCTAGCGCCCCTGTGCGAGTCCATGTACTACGTTGCTGTCCCCTCCAACCACTGCGCCGTACGCACCGGAACCGGGAAGAACAGTCGCGCCAACGCACCGGACGACGACTTCGGGATCATGATCTCCCGCAACATTGAGGACATTATTGCGGGGCGCCCCGGCTTTGAGCATGTCACCTTCCACCGCCCAGAGAAGTGGGAGGAGGCCGTC